GAGCCAGTTTCAGGTTCTTTTGGTATGCAGCAATAATTTCATCACTCCAAATCTCAGGAATGAACGTATTTGCTGCGGTCTTATCTACTACAGCATTAGCTGTAAAATACGCACCGGAAGTTTCACCAGCCATTTTTAATAAATCTCCTTAATGTTAAATGACTCGACCCTCCGCATAGGCTTGCATAATCTCAGGTTGTAAAGCCTCATAACGGTCAGGGTCAGATTGCATGAGTTTAATAATATCAGCCCTTCTGAATTTCTTCCTTGATCTTCCTTCTGCACTACCTTGGGCATTACCTGTGTTAGCTGCTTTAAGGGCTTCCTTACGGGCTGCTTTCTCAACGGTTGCCGTATTCTGTACAGTCTGCTGACGGTCTTTCCAAAGCGAAAAGAGTTCGTCAGCGGCATCTGCGTCGTACTTTTGATCAGCAAGGAGGAACAATTGGGTACGGATTTTGGATGCCTTAACCCACTCCCCGAAGCTATTATCTTGAAGGATCTCAGCCATATCGGGGTGTTTGTTCTTCAAGACGGACAGCGAAGCGGCTTTACGGGCCTCCTCAGTGTACATCTGTGCCTGCTTGATACTTGGGTGATTCTCAATCGCCTTCTGTACTGCACGATCAGGATCTACAAAGAAGTCAACATCATCTTCTTCTTGGGGCTGCTTTTGTGGTGCTTGTGTAGCGAGTTGTGTCTGAATGTATTGATCTACAATGCCCCTAAGCTCACCTACTTCTCCACCTTGGCGACCAATGAGCTTTTCGGCATCTTGGTGCATACGCACAAGGTCTTTGATAGACTTGTTTCGGTATTTCTCAGGGAGGTCGTCCTCAAAAGAATTCTCCTCTGCCACAGTCTCCAGCAAAGGTTCTTGTGTTTCCTCCTCCTCTTCCTCAATAGGCGCAAGGTCTACTTGATCATCACTCAAACGCTCAATGTCTGCTTCATCCAAAAGGATTGCTCTACTCATGTTTTCTCCGTGGTCATTAAACCATTATGGAAATTGATTAAAAATGTAAGTTACTCCGCTCTCTTGGCGGGCTTACCTGCCCTTTCGTGCTCTCTAATCCACTTACTCGAAGCACCCGGAAACGTAAGTGGGTCAAGGTTACACTTAATTGGGCTAATAATTTTTGTGGCCATTACACCACAGTCCCTGCAAGGTTCCTCTTGTGTACCTAAGTTCACAAGAGCCTCAAAGGTATGCCCCTGGGGGCACTCAAAGTCATACAGTCTGAGCATCTTCAAATCCCTTGTTTGTAAAGTCTTCAAGGTTAAGGATATAAGCCAGTACAGCTATTTGACCTTTCCTAAAGTACAAGTCATCAGAATCTTTAGTTGCCTCAACGGAGTTGATTGAGACTGCATTGGTTTGTAGCTCCTCTACTAGTTGTTTCCACCCTTGGGTTCTGAACAACTCAAAGTAGTTATTGTAATATTCCTCAAGTTCTCTTTGGTCCACAATTTCTCCTTGTGTTTGGGATTGTGATCTTATGAGTCCTATTATACCATATTTTTACTCAAAAGTCAAGTCTTTTTTTCACTTTCTTTCTTAGGGGTAGCTTTTGGCTTTAGGAGTTCTTCCTTCAGGGCCTCAACTGCCTCGGCCACCCTCCTGTCAACCTGCTTTAGTAAATAATCAAGCTCTTTCGTCGTAAGCATCTGTATCCTTAGCTCCTACTGCCTTCTCTTTGATTTCCAGATCCTTCTGTTTAAGCCTAAGATCAGCAATCTTTAGCCGACGATCAAACTCTTTGTCGTCTTGGTCGCCCTTGGCCATGTTCTTGGTTGCCATGTCCAGCTTCTTAATCTCCAGTTCAGCAGGGATAACCTGTGCTTCCAACTGCAACTTCTGTGCCCTTGAGCTAGATTCTTGGGCCTGTGCTTGGAGAACCTGGGTTTGAGCCTGTTGGAACTGCATCTGAAGCTGTTGGATCTGCTGTTGCATCTGCTGTGCCTCTGGATTGGGCTGGGAGGCTTGCTGAAGGGCCTGCATAAGCTCCTCACGGTTAGCCAAGCCCATATTGTCAATCACAGATTGGATCAAAATGGGGTACAGAGGGCCATCTGGGGGCATAGTCTGCAACAATTGGGTCAACTGCGTCACTTCGTACTCTCTGGCAATAATCCCCAAGGAGCTAGTGGCGTTAAATTTGTAGTCCTTGACCGGATAATGCTCTGGATCGAACTGCATGTACCGCCAAGCAGCCTTTTCCACAAAGGGAATGAGGAAAGACTGTTGAAAGTTGATCAAAGTACGCTTGTGGCGCTTAATAATAGCACCCAAAGACATACTAATACCAGCAGCAGTGGCTTCTCCATTGATGTTGCCTGCGATTCCCGCTGAATCCACGGCTCCCGTAGCCTGCTGTACCATCGCCTGAAGGGAGCTTGCTTGTGCAAAGGTGACTTGATCCACTCTGCCAAAGTTAAAGGGAGCAAAGACTTCATTTGGGTTACCATTGGTGAGGATAATCTTACCGGGCCTAATTTCGGGCTTAGAGCCCCTTGGGAGCCTTGTGGCGTCCATAGCCATCATAGGGTGTACAGTGAGCGCCAGAGCGTCTATACGCGCTCTCAGCTCGGTATCGAGGGCCTTTTGGCTGTTGTATCCCTTCTCACAGACCCCACGGCCCCAGAAGCGGCCAGGAACTACGTCCCAAGGGAAGGCAATTACAGGGCGATCCTCCATCATGTACGGCGTTGCCTCTGCCTTGAGCAGGGTTCCGTCATTGGCAATTACAACAATCGCCTCGGTGTACATGGTTTTGGAGTCTACGTCCTCAGCAGCTTCCTTTAGGAGACTGGTGGGCACTAGGCCATAATACTTCAAAAGGCGTATTTTGTCGTCACTGTAGACCACCAAGTCTTGATCCGGCTCCGTATCGGAGTCAGGAGAAGCATCAGGAATATAAACATCATCGTACACCCCCTGTTCCTGCAATAGTTCCACTTGATGCCTTGATACAAACTCATCCACAGCGCACCCAAGGGCATCCTCAATGGAGGTAGCCACAGGATCAATGAGGAAGTTTTGTGGCATTACGGGCCTAAGTTTAACTATGGTGCGATCTTGGATAGTTACACCAATAGCCTGAAGCTGCCCGTCCATGACAGGCTGGCTTGCAGGGGCCATCTCCTTCTCCTCACTGACCGTAATCTCTGCGATGCCTACGCCAAAGACAGCAGCATTGAGCAGGCACTCGGAGATTCCTTTGCGAACTTTGGTCTTCTCAAAGTCCTCATACAGCTTATTCCTGAGATACGCAATGTCCTGCCTGTCTTTGTCCATCATGTCGTCGGAAATGTCAAACCAACGACCACGGCCAAAGGTGGCTTCCTCAAGTTCTGCCACAGAACTCTCGACTGCCTGAGAAAGAGCAGGCGCAATCAGCCTTGACCGCTCCGATTCACGCTCTTTGTCCTGTTCGGCCCAGAGTCCTCTCCAGAGCCTATAGTATTCCTCATGCTTTTCTTGGTAGTTTGACTCATAATGGTCCCGCCATTGCTGGCACTTATCAACTACCCAAGAAGCTAGGTCCTGCTCAATAAGCAGTTCTTCTGTCTCAGCGTTAAACTTATCCATTTATTACCTTTTAGTATCCGGCAACTTGATCAAACTCCTGCCACTCATCAATCTCAATGTCATAGTTATAACAAACTTTAGCCAATTGATCAATGTAAGCAAGGGAGTCTATCAGGTCGTCGTGAGTTAGAGTTGAAGGGAACTGCATTAGTTCGTCAATGAATTGGATATTCCACTCACCTGTGTTAAGTGTGATCCTACCGTGCTCAAAGCGCCCTTGGAGGGCATGGACAACCCTAGTGGTCTTGTTCTGGTTGCCGTGGGACAGTTCTTCTATTCTAAAGAACAGATTGTGTTTCTTCATAAGGTCAGTTAAGGGGGACATAATGGCTTGCTTGGCAATTCCTTTCTCAATGCCAACCGCAATGGGTTTGTACTTCTGTACTGCCCAGAAGATGTTTCTTACGGTCTCATCAAAGCCCCAGCGGCCAAACTTAATGTCCTTGACCCACCAAGTTCCATCATCAGACACTTTGACAATGGACATTGCTGAGTTATCCAAACGCTTCTTCTTTTTACCACCACCCTCTTGTTCAAAACCAGCAAGGTCAATAGCTAGATAGTAGTCCCCATTGCCCTTGGGTTCTTCCTCGGAGAACTTGAGCCAGTCCTCCTTAAAAAGTTCAGACTCCTTGGCGTTAAAGGAGGCCATGAACTCTTGGTTGAAGATGTGGGTTGACATTGACTTCTTTGCATTGTCAATCTCTTGTGGGTCGAGCATCTCATTATCATAGGAAGTAAAATGATAAGAGGCCCAATCAGTGTCCTCGGAGTCTCTGGCGTACACGAATAGGTCGTAGAACCAGTTTCTACCTTCAGGCGTACCAATGAATACTGCTGATCCCTTTTGGTCAGCCAGGGCAGGTCTTATGATCTCCTCCCATACTGAGGACTTCATAAAAGCTGCTTCATCGAGTACAGCCAGCTTCAAACTAGCTCCCCGCATGGTATCAGGTCTGTCTGAACCCTTGAGGGAGATTACGGCACCATTGATTAAGGTAATCTGAAGATTGTTTACATGGGAAGACTTGATTACTGGCCTTGCTAGCTCATGCAACAAAGACCACATAATGTCCCTTGCGTTACCTTGGGTAAGACCTATGTACCATACCTCACCCGGAGAGTCGCTTAGGGCAGCTACAATCATTCTCCATGCTGCGTAGCGGGACTTACCACAACGTCTGCCTGCTGCAATGACCTGAAAACGCTCATTGTTAGCCCAAACTTCCTGCTGCCACCCAAGTAGTTTTACATTAAGTTCAGCCAAGATTAAAGTTACTCCCTGGGTGCTCCCTAAGCTCAAAGGACACAATGGCTGTAAAGGTTGATGCAGCCTCCGGCGTAACGGTCAGGTAGTCCCCATCGGTCATGACAAGGAAAACACCCCCTTGGTTACCAAACTGTAGGGACTCACCACCGTTTACTGATTTGGAACCTTGGAATACTATGGTTGACCCGTCGTTCCAAGCTGCACTTACGGTCTTAGACCCAGCACCTGCATTGGAGATCAGCAGGTAAGTTATAATAGCGTGGTAGCCCGTTGGGACCGTGAACAGGGTATTCGCTTCACCAGCACTCAGGTTCTTACCGATTGAATATTTTAGGTTCATGCTAAAGACACTATGGCTCTTGAAACGAATTCCATTCTCTTGGTTACACCATCATCACCCTTGGCTTTCCTAGAGCGATACTCCTCGTTGTTAAGGAACTCCTTGGCGGCAAGAAGGTACTCACCTTTGTTAAAGAGTGCTCTGGTGCGCCTGGACTGCTTCCAGTCACCCCTGTAAGTTGCACTCAGGATGGCTGCTTGGACTTCTGGAGGGAGATTGGTGTACCCAGGGGTTAGTTGGATTGCTCTATCCTTGAACATCTCATACACAACGGGGAAGGGAAGGTAAGCATATTTCCCAGTCTGCCCTACGCCCGTTGTTCTTACGCCCTTATCATCCTCATAGAACTCCTCACAGAAGCCCTCATGGAGGATTAGCTGAGCCATGTCCTCTGGGATACAGGTTAGGTTAAACTTCTCAGCTACTTTCGTCAGGGCCTGACTACCGTGATATACTTTCATAAGACACTCAGGTGGTACATATTTAAGATTCGTAGTATTCTGCGTCCTCTGCTGCAACTGAGGAATTCTCCAAAGTATCGCCAGAGACAACAGAAGCACTACCAATCCCAGAGATATTGATTGTGATCGCTGACTTACCACCATTCTTCTGTACCTCCTGCTCAAAGGCAGATACAGGAAGCATACGGTCCATCAGGAGCTTCCAAGCTGCCGCTTGGTTCTTATGTTCAGGGTCAAGTGCAGCATCAAAGATGGCATCAATAACCTTACGGGACTTGGGTGAGGCAAGCATCCTTTGCTTGTACTCATTGATAATCGTAGCATCACCCTTGGGCCGCCCTACGGGATTTTTCTTTTTTACAACAGCTTTAGGGGGTCTACCTATTCTTCCTCCCTTTGGTCCCCTTGTCTTTACTTGAGGAATAGTCTGCGGGATGTCAAGATTGTCTGTAGTGTTCACACAGGTCTCCTTTAGTGTACTCTAGTATCCTAGAGACCTTTAAGGATAGTATTTTATAAACCATTAAGATTTAACCTT